TACCACGACGGTTTCTACAACTTTCGACTTATGGAAAAAGTGTAGAACAAGTAGAGAGGAGATGCGGTCAAAGAAATACATATACTTAAAATCGAGTGTTTCTCGACAAGTTTGGAAATCCAACAAGGCAGCGTTCCATCTTCTTCCTCGGGAAACCGAAATTCCAGATAGATTGAAATCGTCTTCTTATCTTTCCTACTACACCAATCGAATGCAAGAATCATTGTTCCATTTGCTTGTCGAAACTGCGTCTGGGATAGGTTACCAAGATTACGGTTCTACTGTGAAAGAAGTTTCTTGGTTTTCGTTCTCTTCACAGGAAATGGAAACACGTTTAAAACTTTTGGCGGCAAATATTCGCACTTTTGAAAATGCTTGGCAACTTTTAAACCAGGGTCATGTCTACGGAGCGCTGCAAAAGACCATTTTCGCCCTGTATTTCGCTTTGCAAAGGGAGAAGCGAATGTTTCCGCTATTTCTCGCCCATTTGTTTTATTTTCCCGTTTTGCACGTAGAATCCATGACAACTTTTGCCAGTGATTTAGAAAACATGTTGACTCGAACGGAAAGAAAAGTCGATTTTCTTCTCGATTTGTTGTTTCCAAAAAAGGAAAAGAAGGATGTCATCCGTGACAAAGAAAATATTATTTGGTGGAAAATCATCAATGGGACAGAAACTATCTTGCATCGACTTCCAGATACCTCCAAAAATATATTAAGTATTGGTGAACAACAATTAGTTCGCAACCATTCAGTCAAAGTACATCACCTTTACGACCAATTGTTTTGCTAGACGGCGTTTTCAGACAAAGAAGTACGATTGCCCCAGCTTTCGGCGATAAGACCACCTGCACAGAAGGTGTTCTTGAACGGATCTAAACTTCCATTAAGCTCTAAATTGTAATAGATGATTTCTTCTTGGTCTGACGGAAGTGACTGCTGGAGACCAGGAATTGTTAAGGCTTCCATAAACCGATCTTTGACATATATGGCATGTAACGGTGAAATGAAGACGTCTTCGATGACACTGAAACGTCTGTCTGACGTGCAAATTTTAAATGGCATTGTCACATCTGTTCTTTGAGAATATTTCTGATGGAAGATCTTGGTGATTTTTGCAGAGTCTTTTTGAGAAGGCGACCAAATGTGGTCTCCAATACGAAGAGTCTCGATTGGCACCCAAGTCTTCTTATTACCTGTTAAGATCAGCGTTCCTTTGAGGAAACAAGATACTTTGGACGGTGAATAAGTTCCAATGGCGACTTGGTTTGATCCATCGTTCGTGGCAGTATCAAATACTTGCATTGAAATCGTGTAAGACATGATATCCGACAGATCTACAAAAGTATAAGTGAAGGTTTTATCCACGACGCTCAAGGGTGGACTGTAAGTAACTTGAGCGTCTTCGTCCACCATCGTCAGAACAAGTGCATAATTGTGGTTGATTGTAGCTTCAAGGTAGGTAATTTTTACATCGATGTGAGACTCTCCGCAGATGATACTCGTGTTGTTCTAGGTATTCCTATCAATGGACAAGTGTATGAATTCGTCATTGTGACCAATTATTCAGGATCGGATGCTCCTTCGACTGCAGCACCAAATGCTCTCTTTACGATGTCATGGAGCGCTTTCTTGAACGCCACTCAAACGTATTAGATTCTTCGCGATTTATGTGCCGAAATAAAAGACTCTTGAAAAAACTATAACATAGAAAAATATGCTCTTCTTTCAACTACTCGTTCTTCTGTTTCTCATTATTACGCTCATTGGGTTACAATTTTGGGTGATATGGAGCAGCAGCAAAGATGATGATGTTAACCATCCGACACGTAAAATTAAAATTATGGAGAAAGAAATACAATCGCCGCATGATATATTATCGTTGGCAATGTCCCACAACGCTTCTCACCGCCCTCTTCAATTTTCAGAAATGACGATAACGAATTGTCCTGAATTATCGATTGTAAAAGCAGACACTGGCACGATTTATCCCTTTGTGGCAAGTTTTGAAACGTATACTTTTCAACCATATTCACTATGTTCTACTGTTGTCAAATTGGCCGCCATTGAAACTCTCAACAAAGAATGGGCGTCGTCCGAAAATTCAAAGCTGCAATTTAGTGACGAGTTCATTTCCAAAACGTGGAGTATGGGATCAGGAAACGTCTTTTTCATTCTCTCGGACAACGACGAGTTTATTGGTTGCGTCGCAGTCGATACGCTCAACTTTTATCCATGTATCAGCAATTTAATCGTCCAATCCGAAAAAAGAGACAAAGGATTCGGATCCGTATTGCTTGAGGCAGGAGAAGAGTACGCGAAACGATTCAAACACGGCATCGTCCGTCTTTGGTGCGAAACTTCCATGTTTCCATTTTATGTCAAGCGGAAGTATACGAAAGGTGAACAAATCAAAGAAGATGTATTTCTAATGCAAAAACGACTTTGACGTGTCCACTTCGAAAAAAAGGACAGACGATGATGACGACGTCGAGACCGACGAAGTCTTCTTTGTCTTCAATGAAAAGAAAAATTGATGTCCTCTTTTGACGGTTTCCTGTTTCAAAACGCGAGAAGCATCTTCACTGAGAGCTGCGAGTCTTGTCATCTTTTCTGTATACATTTTCAATTGACTGCGACAATGATCTTTCTCTTTCTCGAGGTAGTCAAGCAATTCTGAACTTGTCTTGTACAATTCTTTCAGCGACATTTTGTCATCATTTTCTTCAAATGTTGGAATTTGGAGAGGCAAGTGAAGCAAATGGGCTTCTACGTGATCGCGAATCACATTCAGTAACAAAGTCGAAGATTCTCTCGAACATGATTTTCCAATCAAGACTCCGACCATACATTTTTTATTTGGGTCTAAAAAGGTCATTCCGGGATTATGTTGCATATTTGGAAACATAGTGCGATCTTCATTGTTATGGCTCTGGTATAATGCACCATGAATTTTGCCTTCGTTGAAAAGACTAAGAGCATTGCCAATGAATTTCCCATAATCCCTTTGCTTTTGTGAAGATTTGACATTTTTACTTTCTATCATAAGTCGTACATTGTTTGGAAATATGATATGGTAATCACCATATCCCTCTTTACCTCGCGTATCTTCGACTATGGCATCTCTATACGTATCTTCTAACCAAGTCTTCGTCATCAATTCTCCAACCTGTCCTTTTGAAACAAGGACTGCGTTTTTTTGGAAGGGAGCAAGTACAGAAGTCACTGAGCTTCCAATTTCTTTCATTTCTGTCACGAGTTGCTTTGCTATTCTTCCCATGGCCTCAGTTTCTTCATTCTCCGTTTTTTGCATTTTGCAATACTGAATATATCCGAGTGAAATGATAAGATCTGCTTTCTGGTCATGATCTTGCAAAATGCGCAAAGAGGCATTGGAAAGGAAATCCATATTTTCTGTTTTTTTACAAGAAAGGTTAACATGTACGCTTTATATATTTGCTTGTTGTTGCTGTTCATGATCGTCATCATCGTTCATGACATTTTCAGCAGGAACGATTTGTTTCGTCCCGTTTTTCGCAGTTTTGACAACTTTGATTTTTTCCAAAACGTCTCTTGTCATGAGACGAGTAATCATGTATAGAATTTGACGGAAGAAAAAGGGAGCATTATAGATGTAGCATACTTCGAGTCCTTGAATTTCTTTTAACTTTTTTGCCATGTACTCGACAAAAGGACGACGTTTCTCCAAGTCTTTGATATAGACGTTCTCTATGGATACATGTAGCCGAAATTTACTACGTTGTGTCATACTCTCTCGAATATGTTCAAGGGCATAATCAGCGAGTTGTTGACAATCGAAAAATGATAAGAGGTGAGTAAAATATCTAAAACCTATGTAAATATCACCAATCACTATATTTCTCGATTCATCAACATCTTGTTGCGATGTTATGGTGTAACAATACTTTGCCAGTTTCTCTTCCATGGACAATTTCATGAACTCTTCCAGTTCCTCAGCCTCTTTTCTCTTTTTTTGCATGAAAGCGAACATGTTTTTTTTTAAATGTAATACTCGACTATTATTTGCAAATGTCAAACTTAAGGACAATGGGCCGAAATCGTTACAAAAGAATATGATACGAGTCATTGTTGATACTCGAGAGCGCGGATTGTTTAGTGAGTTGGACAAACGTATTTGTTCCACCAACATTGACCGAGAAAAAGTTGTGTTTGAAGTAAAACCTTTAGATGTCGGGGATATTCAAATATATTCCGATGATACTTGCGTCTTTGTCATCGAACGTAAAAGTATTCCGGATCTTTATGCCTCTTTTCGCGATGGTAGGTACGCTGAACAGAAAGTGCGATTTCGTAGTATAGAGAGTTGTCACAAAGCCTATCTGATCGAAGGAGATCTTTACTCCATAGAAGGCAAGGGAGCATACAATAAGGATTATATACACCAGCGTTTGTTGCGCCTCCAATTTCTGCACAAAATTCCTGTCATTCAATGTGCTGACATTGGAAAAAGCGCCGATTGGCTACTCCTTCTTTTGCGTAAATTGCAAGAGAAGCCAACAGAATACTTAGAAAAAGACGAATCTCCTGTTCGTTATGAACAATGTATTTCAGTTGCGAAAAAGCAAAATATGACGCCGCAGACATGCTACTACCTGCAACTGAAACAAATTCCTTCTTTTTCCGATACGATCGTTCAAAAGGTTGTCGAGGCATATCCTACACTCGCGCATTTAATGGCAGGTTTAAAAGACGATGTCACTATACTGGAAAAGTTACAAATCAGTGAGAAGAGAAAATTAGGCAAGAAAGCAGTTGAAACTCTGATTAAGTATTTACAAATTTAACTATTTACGATGCGCAAAAGATGCACCTTGATATCTCTTTTCATATCTGAAAGACGACTTGTAGATAGATAACTACTAAATAGAGCGCTTTCTCGAGAGAAAAAGTCCGCGAAATCCGATAATTTTGTTTGAAGTTGTTTCAGAAGCAGGTAACAATCATTTGCCGAATGACTGCTGAAAGAATCAGAATAAGCATAAGATACGTGCAAATCTACCACACTTTGAAACTCTTGAAACGTTGCAAGGGATAGTTTAGTTGACTTCATTTTACCCAAGTATCTTATGAAACATATATGTTTGAATTCCGAATCAGCAAAGAAAACGGCATCAACAAGCGTATCATGATGGTTCAAAATAGTCTTTTGTTGTTTATATGCCTCGCTGAAATGTCGCAGAGCAGGAAGATAGGTGCCAAACGTCTTGTGGTCGGAAAAAAGATCAATTTCTCGAAACGCTGAAAATGATCCACTCATTTCAAACGTTTCAGATATCAATTCAAGCGTCTTCATAAAATTCAAAATCTTTGAAGTTTCAACCTGACTCTCCCGAAAAGCGCTTTGAATCGCTGATAATGCGTCTGAGATCGTAGGTTGCATTCCTTCGCCGAAAAATTCTTCAACGGTCCATGATTTTTGTGTGAAAGTCCGCAACATGCTGAACGTATCCTCGTCGACTTTTGTCAGTTTTGCAAGGACAATGATATACGCAAGAGCATCTTGTAAATACTTGATTCCATCCTTGATTCTGTCCTCACTTAAACTACTGCTACAAGCTGGAATTGCTCCAGAGATCACATGATCTGTGTCATCAACCATTTTCGCTCGTTTTTCAACCGCCACCTTCCAACGGGATGGTAAAAACATGTCAATCATGAAATATTCCGTCACATGGTTCCCTTTAAGACGCACAATTGTCGCTTTCTCACTTAGAAGGAGCTCGTTACTGTAGATTTTCAAATCAAGGCATGTGAAGTCTAGTCCGAATGAAATCTCAGGGTGACAAGGACGAAGGTATTCGCTTATATTGGCAACTGGCATTCTTAAATTCATTAGCTTGAAAACATGATCATTTGGGTTATATTGTAACAAAGAGTCTCCCAATAACGATCTTAATACAACGGCTCTTTCCATGGATTCACTGATGGCCGTTTCCCAAACGAAAAAGTCATTGCTATCGCCTTCAAAAAAAATGAACCATGCATCTATTTTGAGGCGAATAATGTTCCTGTCCAAATGTTCTGCAAAGTAAATCTTCAATGAATGCTCCTCGATAGGAACTATGATTTGGAGATGAGACCATAAGGTTTCTTTCCACTCAAAACATCGTCTGACACTGTAGATTGGTGAATTTCCGTCACTTAGGACATGTGACATACCAGCTGCAGGACTGAGGTAGGTATTGAAACGCTGCAATGGTGGTGCAAGCGTCAAAGGCCTCTCTGTAGAAGACAACTCCTTCCGTGATAACTCCACAGACGCGCCCGCAGACGCACCTGCACACACACAACCTGATACGTCCACTGATACATCCTCTGAGAAATCCCAAGATTCCGCAGCGAATCCTTGAAAAGAAGTATGAATCGTCTTTTGTCTCAGAAGTGAAAATGAGTTGCAAGTCTTCAATGACGTTTCATAATTTGAAGGGGTTAAAGAATCATGCCATTGCCCTTTCTGTCCCCTTTGATATTCATTTTCCGGATCTTTTCTCTCTTGACTCTGTACCTTTATCTGCTGTGGCCCTTCTTTGACGAAACCTTTCCAATACTCCCACGCTTTCATGCGAACCTCTCTCTTTGCCTTCAAACGTTCTTTTTCACCTTTCGAAGCTGATTCGTGACCTTATTTGATTTCGGTCATGTTACTCGTCAAAAATAGATGAGAAAAATACATACCATTGCGAACTTCTCTCTCTTTCAAACATGTTTCTTCTTTTTCCGTCTAAAACTTTGGTGAGAACTAAGAATCTGCATATATTTATAAATACCTCTTCTAGATGATCTAGTTGAAAGTGCATTACTCCACCCTTTTCAAAGTCATAAAATATCTCTTCACAATCAGCTTCTTTTTTGTCAATTTCGCTGAACAATGCAATAGCTGCAGTGTCATAATACATATCTGCTTTCCGTTTCTTTAATGTAGTCGTGTCCTCACCTTTTTTGATTTTGGTTATGTTACTCGTCAAAAATAGATAGGAAGAATACACTGATACCATTGTGAACCTCTCTCTCTTTTGCCAAACGTGTTTTTTTACCATTCGAAGCTGTCTCCTTACCTCCTTTTCGTTTCGGTTATGTTCCTTGTCAAAAATAGATAGGAAGAATACATAGAAACCTTCATGCTCATCGACAACAATGAGGTTTTTGGAAATTAAATCCTTCATTAAAGTCAATCTGACAACTTCTTTAATGATATTGTCTCCATCTTTGGCAGCCATATTTTACAATGGGGGGATGATATTGTGAGTTCAATCATCCGAACTCATGATTGTAAAAATATATATTTAGTAGTATAATATACTTCATGTTTGCCAAAGTGAAAAAAGGGACTGAAAAAACAATCAAATTTCTTGGTCGAAATAAATGGAAAATCGCAGGAGCAGCAGCCGTTTTGGCAACTGCAGCCGTAGCTAGCGGTAAATTTAAGATTCAAACTTGGACCAGTGGACAAATATTAGAGCATGCCCCTGTATCCTTTGCTTTTAAAAATCAATCAAATGTCTCCGTAGACAATGGTGACGTCAAGGGAGGTGGTAACTCCATTGTTTTTTTGACAAATTTTGACGCAAATTGTTTAGAGGTTGTTGTAGATGCTCAAAAAGAATATTCTCTAGATGCTGGTACACAAACCATCAAATTTTTGCGCCCAGGAAAAGTACGTATCCACCTTCAAAGTAAAGGGGCTTCTGAACCTCCTAATTGTACTCAAGGCTTAAACTTCGATGTCGATATCGACGTATATACCTCCGATCCACTTTTATGCACAGGAATAAAGGTTCTTCCAGCCGCTGGGATAGCCATATTCAATAAATTTGACCGCGGCGACAATACTATTGAAGACGATGACATTTTGGTCGCTCGTTTAAACGATGAAGTTCCTTGGTTCCAATCACGATTGTCATGGATTACAAAGAAGCGGTATTTGAAAGGTGGTATTGTGTTTCCTTTTAACGGAAACGAGGAGGAGAACCTGAGTACAAAAGAGTATTCATTTACTTATCTGACTTATTTTCATAGTAAGATCCCTCAAAATCTCCCATTTTATACTAATTATAGTCGTCGATTATTCCTACATAATATTCTGACACATCTAGTATCCTATGAAGATCATACTTCCCAAACACTCCGACCATTTGAAAAACCTTTTACACTGCAAGTCAAGAATGAGTCATACTTATTTGACAAACCTCTTTCAATAAAATATCGAGTTACAATTGTTGAAAGAAACAACTACGAAAAATCGTTTATTGAAATATTGCAACCGGAAGGAAGCGATCAAGAGGCTTTTGAATTTCTGACAAAACATACACATCTTTCAACCTCGAAAACATTCGCAACTAAAATGGCTACTCTACATGAAGAGTCTGAATATAAATACGTATTTGAAATTCCACATTTCGTCATTCCAGGCAGAAAAATCACAAAAGTTGTCAGATTTGATAAAGATTATAATGACAAAGGCTTCACTGACGAAAATGGCATCAACATAATATTCGCTGACGATAATCAAGATTTGTCAAAAGTAATGGTCGCTCCGAAATCCACTTCAAATGCCTCCTTCAGCAAAAAGAAGGACAGTCAAGGTAGCAAGCATCGAACCGTGTTGTCGAAAAAATCTGAGCGTTCTATAATGAATCTGTCCCCCTTTTCATTATTAAGGTCAGCAAATCCCAAGTAACCATTTCCTGTCTCCTAACTTCATAAATATCTCCACCATCATTTGAACATCTGCAGAAGCCCTGTGTGCTGTACCATCAAATACTTTTCCCATGACCTGCTCATACAAATAACCAAGACGTTTTGATGCAAGCTTCTCCTCGCTAAGAAGAAGAACGGGCAGTAATTTCATGGAATCAAGGCGTTTTACGTTTTGAAAAGCAGGATAATAATGTGACAAGATGCGATGATCAAAGGCGTCGCCATTGTGTGCAATGAATGTAGAAGAACGCGTTGTCCGTTGAAGCAAGACGCTCATCTCTTGATGCAGCTTTGAAAGCGATATGCCTTGACTTGAACACATGTCACGTGTCAATCCTGTAATTTCAGCAATTCGGATTTCATCATAAGACAGCATCGTAGGTACTTTCACGAGCGTTGAGATAGGTACCAATCCAGAATACAATTCTTCCACGTGAATTTCCATAATACTAGGCATAGTATCTCCTTGAATCAATGACGTCGTTTCTAAATCGTATGTCCAAATGTCGTCTTGAAAAGGTTGTTCGATAGTCTCGGATAACCACTCCGCAAATTTATATCTTCGGTTTGAATCCAGATCAAATCTTCCACAAGAAATCTTTATAGTGAGATTCTGAAATTTCACAAGCTGAAGTGTATATTCGCATGCCCGTTTGCCTGCAAACATTTCCGCATACCCTAATATCTGCAGAAGATGTTGACTTTCCGGTCGCGAAGAGGACGATGTTGCTTTTCGAGTAAACTTAAATTCCAACATTTCTTTCGTTATTTCATTTACGGCATCAATGGCACCATGAATCGGTAAAATCGCATGCTTGCATGGAACTTGAAATGTAAATCCGTCAGGCAACGAACGTGCATATTCCCTCAACATAGTGTCTACACCTTCGAGTAATTCTAGATTATACTCCCTTCGATCGTACCATAAATCACGACGCTCATGGCGCAATTGGTAATGGAATAAACTAATGTACCATAACTCGCGTATAGACAACATATCTTTTCTTTCAATTCTGGAAATGCAGCTATCTACAAAAGAATGCAAGACGTCTTGTTCAAACCACTGGTCGTTGTTGTCGAAATGTAAAAATAGGACATCTGATTTCTGAGCAATTCGTCGGACCCTGAATTCTTCTTCTAGGAAAATGATCAATGGAGAATCACCTCGTTGCCAGGAACATTTCGTTTTGTAGTGGTGAAATTCTGTGTAATCCAAAAACCCCGTATTCATTCCATTGACAGCGGCGTTCAGACGAGACAATGCCTTGGAATGCCGTTTGTCAACCACCACAAAGGCATCCATTGCATCGATAAGACGCTGGAGACCAGGGGAAATGCCGCCACGATATGCATGTGCGATCGTATCTTCTGCCCATAAACCTGTCAATGCAGCAAGTTCAGGATCCATTGTGTTTTCTTGATCTGTAGAAATTGGAAGCGACGAATCCTGGTTAACAAAATCACTAAAGCTATTTGGAATAAGCAGTAAATCTTCTAATTCATGAATACGTAGCTCATCGGCTTTCTTTCGATCTTCTAGAACGTCTTTGACGTACGCAAAACTAAGCTTGGAGACTGGAAGGGTCTCTTTCCAGACAACGCGATCATGGGTCAAGCTTGTCATGGGAGTACGTATCTTGTACGATGGCATGATTCCAAAAGGTTGGACTTCAGTTACATACTCTGGCCAGATTTCATGATCTTCGAGAAGGTAGATAGTTAGCCGTCGCTCAGCACGACTTATGCCGACAAACCACAAGTATTTGTAGTTCATGTAATCTTCCATGGATTTAGGCCGCTGTGTCTGCGTCGCTAATTGAAAATTAAGGAGCAGAACAGTATCAAATTCAAGTCCTTTTGAACCATGAATGGTCATGAAATGAATCTTTGCTGGGTCCAATTTCTTCGATCTACGGGCTGCGTCATGTGTAGTATCGCTGTCGGAATAATGGCGTTCATAAGCAATTCCATTCTCTGAAAAGTAGTTGGTGACAGAGTTGAGTCCAATACTTATGAAAGAACCACTTTTGTTTTTGGACAGTTTCACAGGCCCAATCACTGCCATAATCTTTCCTTCTTTTTTGGCAAGCGCTTTTTGAGCAATGTCGTGCAAAATCTCTTCCATGGACCCGATCAAAAGTTGGGGCTTTATATCTTTTTCGCCCTTATGGGTTATCCTTCCACTAACCATTACAGTGTCCCCTTCCATGGGGACTGGCATAAGTGCATTAACCAATGCAACGATTGAAGAAGAAGATCGATAATTCACAATCAACTGAACTGAAAAGCCTGTATGCTCCAAAAGGTATCTGCTTGAACCATTTTGGAAATGATAGATACTTTGATTTGGATCACCGACGAGCACCAAGGGGACAACAATTCGTTCAGAGAGTAGAAGTACAAAATCGTACTGAACTGGGCTGATATCCTGAGCTTCATCGATGTTTATGCACTGGACGTTTTTGAGAACACCAATTCTACGAAGGTCTTCTTTAGAACAGGATTTCAAAGCTTTGCAACATCGACTGACAACGGTATTGATACTACCTGCACCAGATACCGCTTTTTTCTTTTTGAGGAGGGATGAAAGGATTTTTCCAGCCAATGAATGAATTGTACTGACAGTATTGTCATTGAAAATAGACTCATTCTTACCCTTTTCAATAAAATCGCGCACAGATTCGTTACTGAATGTCACGACAAGGAATCCACGGATTGTTTTCTCTGCCATTGCTTTTTGGAGACGGTGGATTATAATCGTAGTCTTGCCTCCTCCTGGAATTCCATAAAGTTTGCCGGATTCTGTAATGGGTGTATTAATAAACTGCAGCTGATGCTCATCAAATGCTGGTGACAGTGGTGGTGACGACGGTGACAGTGGTACTGTTCTACGTTGAATATCGAAAATTGGAAACATGGTTATTTTAAATAAACGCAAACATGCAGATTACAAAATGGAAATCATACTCCTATCATTTTTTATAAACACATGCAACTTCATAAAATCAAATAATACAATCTCAAAGTCTTTTAGAGCCCTCATGAATCCTCTTATGAAAGAAAACATATTCGTTTGGTTTTGACAGAATGGCGTTTCTTCGCGGTGATGAAACAATGATTGTCACATGAACATGATTCTTTGACGTTTTCAAATCCGCTTGATTTCATCCATTCATAGATCCATTTCGTTTCATCTCTTGAACGTTGCATTACAAGTAACGTTCCATTGCTTCTCATTACTCGTCGTATTTCTGTCAAGAGCTTAACAATTTCTTGTGGCTTCAATGGATGCAAAACGTATGATAGAGTGACAATGTCAAAATATCCGGTGTCGTATACCAACTTTTCATTTTGAATACACATGTCATATTTCACAAAATCGTTTGGAAAAGCATGCGCAAAAAAACATGGATGTTCATGTGCAACCATGGCAAGACTCAACGCATATGGATCGTAATCTGTGGCAACCATGTTGACATATCCCAAGTGATGCTGCAACATGTCGTACGCATTGGTTGTAACATTTTGAGATGTACTTATTTATTATAGATAGAGGTCTCTCGTGTATAAGTCGGTCTTATAGTATCAAACAATATACTGCTACAAAAATGGACAAAAATATAGTCAAACAACCATCTTGTGCGACCGTGCACTCCCATAGAAAGTTGGAATGCGTAGGTGCTAAGTATTCCTTTACAACTACCAACTGCTGCGACATTTTATGAAAAGATCAAAATTTTCCTGGTTTTGACACGCTCTTGTTTCTTGGCACTTATGAAACAATGGCCATTACAAGGACATGTTACGCTAACGTCTTCAAACCCATTTTTTCGCATCCAGTCATTCATCCAATCCAAATTGTCTCTTGTTCTTTGCATGACAAGTATAATTCCATTATTTTTCAAGACACGCCTTATTTCCATCAGAAGTTTGACAATTTCGTCTTGTTTTAATTCATTCAAAACATACGACAAGTTGACAACATCAAAGTATCCATTTTCATAATCGACGGCGACATTTCCATTACCCAACTCATTCAATTCATATTTGACAAAATCGTTTGGAAAAGCGTGCGCAAAGAATTTCGGATGATCATGTGCTACCATGGCTAAACTAAGTGTAAAAGGATTGTTGTCCATGGCGACCATATTGACATATCCAGGGTAGGGCTGCAGCATCTCGTGCAGGTAGGCCGTGGATACACCAATCCCGCAACAGAAATCTAGAATGTTGATTTCATTAAAGGATGGTTGTATCTTCCGAATGCATGACATTCCCGACAGGTATATCCGTTTCTGAGATTCAAGCGGAGATAGTCCAGGAAAAGCCATCGCAGTATTTGCAAGATTTAGCGGCAAGTACTCGATGAGACTTTGATAATCCCATGTATTGTAATTCTGTTTCGACTCCAAAGACGAAAGTTTACTATTGATTTCCGGCTTTAATTCATCAAACGAAACAATCAAGTTTGCAAATAGCGAAGTTGTTGATAATTCGTTGTCGGCTTTAAAAGGAACCATGGGGTTCATTTGGGCGTGCACAAGAAGCGATGAATAATGACTAATGAGTGGCGGCAATTTCCATGCCATTCCTGGTGTCGTCATTAAACATGTAAGAATCAGGAGCATATGCAAAAAATAGTTTTCTTGAAAAAGTGAGGCTTTAGCAAAAAGGACTGAAATAGGATTACGATCATTTATTGTCTCAATTATTCGTGTTTTACCTTTCTTCTCGGTCTTCGAGAACGACGACGTCCACCTTCGACGCTTTTAGCAGTAAGCCTGAGTGCTTTAAGTTGATCGTATACGGACTTCTTTTTTTCGATATCTTTTGATTTTATGCCGTCAAGATATTGTTTTTGTACGACAAATAAATCAGATTTATAGGGGCTGAACCTGGTGATATCGTATTCCCAAACTGTCAACTTCTCTTTCGTATCCTTTAGTTCATATTGTCTCAAAATTTCCAAAAATGGAATCAATGGAAGTTTAGGTCCACGAGTAAAATATCCAGAATATTTTATGTCCCCCATTTCTTTCTCTCGCTCCTCAAGAAGATTTGCGGACTGTTCTATCGTAATCTTAGCTTCTTTTACTGCATTTGTCAAGTAATTTTCTACCTGTTCAATAAAGGGAATGGTTTTAATATCTTCTCTTACCTGCTCTTCATCTGAAAGTCTACTATCATCTTTCTTCTTGTCGTTATTTTTCCTCCAAAGATTCACATACTTTTTAAGGGCAAAAACCGTTACACCTGCTACAGCGGCAGCCGCTGCCAATGTTTCACGAGTAAATACGTTCTTTTTAAATTTAGCAGTATCAACGCGGCTTTTGATTTCTTTTAATGTTTGTTGAATAGCATTTTGCCTGGTTATTAAGACGCCACGCGCCCCATTAATTTCATCCTTTATAGATGATAGTTCTGACTTATCATTTTCTGTTAAAAACGATGCGTCATTCAGTATGTTTTCCACAATCTTATTATGTCGTTGAATCCATTCTGGTGATGAAGATAAAGGCATGTCTCGAATATTCTGAATAAAAATTGTAAAGTGATTATAATAAATAGCAAAGATAATTTTAATTTCTTTCTTGAATGGAATCTCAAAAAACTCTGATTACTCCGACATTTCTGAATGTAAAACCATGGAACACTAATGGTGAAATGACTATATACCCTGAAACACTCAATAAATTAGAAGTTTATCGAGAGGAAGTCGAACCAGGAAAGTCAAAAACTTTGGCACTTTACAGTGACATACATTGTCTTATTCCATATTTAAATGAATCTACGTCGGACATTGAAATTCTCGATCTTTTCAGAAGAGGATTGGCACGCTTTGACTGCATGTTTTTTCGAGGGCTTCGTATCGAACCCGTTCCTAAACATAACATTTATACGAATCGATACGTAGACGACTTGTCTTATGCAAACAAACATCATATAATAAATAATGACACACTATTGAAATTCTTTGATAAACATTTTTTACAATCATCGTCACGGCTATTTGACAAAAGCAATGATTTAGAAGGAATATCTTC